AACGTATTGTCAGTGTTCAAAGAGTCTCTGAAGAAGGTGGGCAAGTGATTTTAAAAAAAATTAAAATTCATGCAATAAGTGTTCCAAATGTCTGAGAACTTTATCTTTAAAACTACACCCTATAAGCATCAGTTAGAGGCACTCCGTAGAAGTTATAACAAAGAAAACTTTGCATACTTCATGGAGATGGGGTGTGGTAAATCAAAGGTTCTCATTGATAATATTGCATGGCTTTATTGGAACAGAAAGATAGACACTGCTATTATTGTAGCACCCAAGGGAGTTTATACGAATTGGAAGAACAATGAGATACCAGCACATTTGCATGATGACATATCGTCAAAGGTATATATATGGAAATCCAATCTCAATAAGAAAGAAACTACAGAATTAAAAACCTCCGTGGGCCATGAGGCGAGAACCCATTTACGAATACTACTAATCAATGTTGAGGCTTTTGCTACCAAGAAGATATTCAAGTTCTTGGATACATTCACACACAGAAGCAACTACCTAGTAGCAGTTGATGAGTCCACCACGATTAAGAACATCAAGGCGAAGAGAACCAAGGCACTAATAAAATTTGCCGAAGGAGCAAAGTACAAACGGATACTGACTGGATCTCCGATAACAAAGTCGCCCTTGGATCTATACTCACAGTTCTTATTTTTGGATAAAAAAATTTTGGGGTTTGATTCTTATTGGTCTTTCCAAGGAAGGTATGCCGTGGTTAGATCCATGAATGTAGGATCACACCAGTTCAACCAGGTAGTTGGTTACAAGAATTTAGATGAGTTAAAGAAGAAGATAGAGCCGTATTCATATCGAGTAACGAAAGAAGAAGCACTTGATCTGCCACCAAAGATATACACAAGCAGACAAGTTGATCTGACAATGGAGCAAGAGAGGCACTATCAAAGTATTAAGAACAGTTCGGTTGCGCTGCTTGAGAGTGGGGAGATGGTATCTGCTCCAGAGATTATGACAAGGCTTTTGAGGCTACAGCAGTTGTTATGTGGGTATCTTGTAACAGATGAAGGCGAGACAATACCTATAGAAAACAATCGCTTAACCGTGCTTCTTGAAGTAGTGGAAGAGATGGAAGGCAAGGTTATTATATGGTCTAGGTTTCGTCATGACATAATGAAGATAGCCGATACGTTAAAAAGTATATATGGAGCCGAGTCCACAGTTACATATTTTGGCGACACGACAATGGCAGAGAGAGACGAGGCGATTGCGAGATTTCAAGACTTGGAAGACCCTACGAGGTTCTTTGTAAGTAATCCACAGACTGGTGGTATGGGTTTGACATTACACGCTGCGAAGAATGTAGTTTATTATTCTAATGACTTCAACTTGGAGTCGAGGGTACAATCAGAAGATAGGGCACACAGAGTCGGGCAACATAATCCAGTATTATATGTAGACTTGGTAAGTCCAAATACAGTTGATGTTCACATAGTTAAGACATTGGTAAACAAGAACAGATTGGCAAACATAACATTAGGGGAGAAGGTATTGGAATGGTTAAAAGTATAAATCTAGGTATGGATTATTGTAGAGAGTGTGGTGTGGAGTTGCCAAAGGTAAAAATTAAACGATACATGAAGAGATA